TAGGTAAACCCATGAAACATTTTAAATCTGAGAAACTTGAAGGAATTTGAAAAGTGCATTTCTCGTATAATGAATTAGCTAAAGTTTTAGCTTCTTGTCTTTGATCAGGATCGCTTATGATGTCTATATATAATTGTGGTTTTTCTATAACTCTTGAATGCGTAAATTCTCTACTAGGTTGTGCTGTAGTTATAAGATACACAAACACTTTTAAAGTTTCAGTATCAAACCTTTTTCCTGAGAACAAGTTTGTACCTCTTGCGAGAGATATAGATCCATAAGTTCCTGCTAAGAAAGTTGCTACAATAGCTTCATGGTCTAAGACAGCCATCTTTTATCACCTCAATTTCCCTTGTATTTGCGGATATTTTTTATTTATAAAGTTTTTGATTATATTGTTTAGTTTCGGTTTTACTTCATTTATAGCTTCTAGGTAATAAGGGTTTGGTTGCATTCCAAACTTATCAATCATTACCGCTATTCCAAAAGCTATATCTTCTGCCTCTTCCTCATCAGTGGTTATCTTTTTCCTTAAAACCCATTCTCTCAAAGGTTCTGTAGGAGGAAAATAAGGTTTAGTTCCTTCATGTTGATATAACATATGGTCTGCTGTAAAGCCACCCTCTGCAACTAACCCTTTAACTGTTTCTATGTAATTAGTCACATATCTGGTAGCCTTACCTACCCCAATATCTACAGGAGCTTTCTTTACAGCTTCCCCCATAATAACTTGCATAGCATACACTAAAGCTTGCCCAGCAGCCACCTTTCCAAGCTCTTTTTTAACTATCTTTAAGTTTTTCTGGAACTTTTTAACAGATTTTTTATCTAAACCCATGTTCAATTTCATCATAACCAACTCACATATTGGATTTGAGTAGGATCACTCATTTGCTTTGCATTAGTAACATATTGTACGTGCCTAAAGTTAGTTGATGTATCTGGATCTTCTGTGGATTCCCAAACTTTACCATCTATAACTAATTCTGTATCAGTCATTACTTTTGAAGATGAAATAAAAACCTCACCATTAAATTTAGCTTTTTTCTCAACAATAGGAATTATTCTCGCATTTATTTTTACTGCTGTTGCAAAAGTTGGATCTCCGTTAACATCTCTTCCGCTAGGAGCTGCATACCAGATATAATCATCTTGTAGTCTAGGTGTCCAAAAACCCATTTTACAACACCACCCTTACGTATCCTCCACCAATCAAAGTATTTTCAACTTCAACTAGCAAACCAGAGTCTTTACTAAGTTGATTATTTCCATAGTCTATAGAAGCTTCTAAATTCTTCTCTCTTCTTACACCTCGAACCTCATATCTAGTTAACCTTGCATATCTAACCATATCTATGCAACATTGCTCTAAGTCGTAAGGAAGAGTTCTAGTTCCTCCGTCTTGTGGCAAAACATATCCTGCTGTATAAGTAGCCTTTATGTTGTAAGTAGGGAATATCTCCTCATCACTTACTTGTTGCCTAACTCCTGCTCTATCCCATAAGCTTTCCTTGTTAACTTCTCCTGTGTTGCTCGTACCTTCACCACCCATAAGTTCGTAGTCATCGGTTTCTAGTAACACATCATCTACATAGATAGAAGCTAAGTCGGTAACTGGATAGTTTTCTAGTTGCAATGTGTCTGTTCCTTGTCCTCTGTATTTTTCAGAAGTATAAGTTGCACTTGCAAACTTTCTGTTACAATAATTTTCTATCTTTTGACTGTAAACATTGATCATTCTTTCTATAAAATCATCTTCTGTATCTACTGCTATTCCTAAAAAAGTTTTAACTACTGCTACTGTTGTTAGTGCGTTGCTTTGTAATGCCATTTTGCATCACCTACTTTTTTTCTTTTAGTTGTTTTTTTAAGTCTCTCAACTCATCTAATTCAACATCTAAGATACTACACAGTTTTTTATTTGAAACACCCGGTCTAAGATGCTTCTCTAATACTTCTAGTTTTCCACCCTCTATTTTATCACTTTCATAAATAGTGAAAGTCTTTGTATCTAAAACTGTTTTATCTTGCTTATCTTCCTTATATGGAGCACATAAACCTCTTTCTACCCACGGCTCATAAAAGAATGCAGGGAGATCATAAACCTCTCCTGCTTTATACTCTTTTATATCAACACCGTCTGCTGCTCCTCTATGAGTGACAAGCATTAGTGCCTTCATCTATTACACCTCTTGAGTAGCTTGTGGTTGAACTCTAGCGTGTCCTAAGACAGCCATAGCACCCAATACAGCCCCAGAAGAAGTATTAGTAGATACGATGTTGAATCTAACATATCTCTTATTACCTTTGTATCCTAGTTTAGTAGTTTTATTGTCGTCTGTATCTGCATCGAAACTAGCTAAAGCTTCTGTTCCAATAAGGTCTGCATCTGCAACAGAAGCAGCATCAGATAAATCTGACTCATCCCCTTCTTGGATCAATACTGCATAATCTCCATCAGTTACAGTTCCAGTTTGAAATAAGAAAGTTACTGACTCATAACCTTGAGTATCTAGGATGTCTCCGTTAGTAGTCGTATCCGTACCTATTGTTTGGATATCTAACGCATTAATTTGTTTGATGCTGTTGTATAAATCTTGACTTGCCATTTTAAATTACCTCCATTTTATTTTTATGATAATGCTATTCCGTATTCTTTTATTACTATCCATTTGCTACTAGACCCAGCTATCAATACAAGAGCATCCCCTGCATCGTTGAACGTAGCTGTAGTTCCAGAACTTTGACCAACTACATTAGTTAAAGCCATAGTAACGTTTCCACCGTCAACAGTTTGTTCTATCGTTAGCAAAGAACCTACCATACTAGCGTCTGGTGCTGCTAGAGTAACCGCAAAAGTTCCGCCTGTACTATCTATATTAGCAATTCTCTTAGTTACGCTAATTGCCCCTGCTGTAGTTGCAGTCGTAGTTTGAAGTGATACGTCTAATATATTTAACTCTGCTGTAGTAGACGTTACTCCGTCTAATATATTTAACTCTGTGGCTGTAGATGTTAGTGCTGTTCCTGCAAGTTTCAAAGAACCGCCAGATTCTACATCAATTTCTCCTCCAGATTTAACATCTAACTCTCCTCTGATACCCCATACACCGCCACCTATTTCTTTGTAATTGCTTGTATTGTACGCCAACAAGCTAACGCCTGCAAGAATAAAAAGAGCAACTATTAATGTCTTTTTCATTTTTACCTCCATAAATTTATAAACCATAAGTCGGTGAGACAAGCCCACCAACTACTAAGCTTTCATTTGAAGTATTTTCATTGCTTGAGCATTCTTAACTTGCCCACCTAATTCTTTTGTGAAGTAGAACTCTACGAAAGGCTTAGATGAATAAGGATCTCTTACAAGTTTCATTCCATCACCTAAAGCAACAGCATACCCTTGTTTGAAGTCTCCATAAGCAATTGACTTAGATCCACTAGCTAAAGCTGCCATATCAGGAGAGAAGTATACTGGATCTCCTAAAAGAGTAGCTGGTTGACCTTCTTGTCCACCCGGTTGCCAGATATAAGAACCATTACCATCTTTCAATGTTCTAGCAACTCTAGCAGTTTGTCTTTTCATCATCCAAGAAGCATTTGCTCCGAATTGATCAAGCAATTCATATTGAACAGTTATTAAATCATCAAAGTCAAAAGTTGAAGAAGTCCCAGAAGTAGTAATGTCTATATCACTATTATTCAAGAATCCTAAAGGTTTATTGCTTCCATCACCACTTACACAAGCAGTACCTATTGTAAGAGCAAATTTTCTAGCTACTTTTTCTCTTAACCAAGCTTCAAAGTTAAACTGCTTATTGTTTAAAGCTTTTTGAGATATTTTAGGTAAAGCATACAATTCGCTCAAAGGAATTACTAATTTACCAGTAGTAGTAGTATCTGTTTCACTTCTGCTTTCTCTTTCTCCTACCCAACCAACAGCCATTGCATCGTCAGCTTCTCTAGGCATTTCATAAGAAGTCGTTCCTGCTGGCACATTGATTATTTCAGCTAACTGCATGATAGGAGTCATTTCTACAGCATACTCAATAACTTTGTTACTGAAAGCTGGTCTTAAATAAGCTCCACCAGTAGTACTGTCATCAGTAGCTATTGCCTTTGATTCCTCAGGCATATTTCCACTTCTCATATAATCCAATACTTCTGATTTAGATTCTTGATACTCAACTTCATCTAAAGAACCAGTAGCCATTATTTTAGGAGTTTGGAATTTAGCTTCTAATTGATCTAACTTATCATTTAGCTTTTCTTCTCTCTCTTTAAATTCCCCTAAAGTTAATATACCTTTTTCTTTCAATTCGTTGAACCCTCTTAATTGTTCTGTAAGAGTTCCAATTTGTTTTTGTAATTCTTCTGACATTTTATTTACCTCCAAGTTTTTTTATTTCACTTTCTAATTCAGAAAGATCTAATTTTATTTCTTCTTGCGTTTCCTCCACTTGCGTGATTTCCTCTTCCTTCTTTTCTTCTCCCTGATCTATAGTATTCATTAAATCAATTTTGACTTCTAACGCATCAAGTTTGTCATTGATTTTTTTAGAAATATCCTCAAAAGCTTCTTCTATATCAAAAGTCTTTTTTTCAATCTCTTCGCTCTTAGTATCAGTTATTTCAGTTTCACTATTCATTCCCCATGTAACAGGCGAAACTTCAAAAAGATCAACTCTCTTGATTTCTCTAACGAGTCCTTTATCCTCTCTTATAACATCTGATTCTTTAACGATAAAACCTATGCTCATTTCGTTAATCACGTTATCTTTCATAAGCAACCAAGCATCCTTGCCTTGAGTTGTAGGAGTGATTTTACCTTTTACATATAACCCTCTATCGTCTTCATAAGCTTCTTCAACTACGCCTATAGGAGCTGTCATGTCGTGCTGATACAACACTTTAATAGATCTTTTTCCTCTATCCTCTAATGTTTCTGAAAAAGCACCTTTCACAATTCTGTCTTTTCCACTATCTATATTTCCAAAGACACTTGCGTAACCTTCAAAGGTATATTCTGGGGATTCTCCTTCTTCTTTCTTAGATAGTTCAAAAGGTAAGCTTTTATACTCTCTTGCTATTTTTTCTTTTTCGTCCAATATTATCACCCCCTTTCAGCTAGTTTTTTGTCAAATATATTCTTTTCATTTTTAAAAGCTTTTATATATTCTTTATAGAACTCAGGCTCATAAGATTCTGCTAGAGTATCATTCTTAGTCCATAATTCTAGTTTCTGATCTTTATTCAAAGCTTCATCGTGGACTATCACAGAGCATCTACACGAGATGTCTTCTTGTGGCACACCAAACCCGTGAGGTCTTTTAGTTTTTCTTCCATTACTTGGAATTACAAAGTATTCGCCTAACTTAACAACTTTATTATTTAACTCTAAATGAGTAGGTCTTTCTCGCCCATCTACAGTAGTAACCCATTCTATTTCATCTACTACATCTGATTGAAAATAAGCTTCTTCTATAGCGAAGTTTAAACTACCCATAGTCTCTGTTCTAACTATTGTAGTTAAATGCGAGTCTGTTACGTTAAAGTACTGCTCTTGGAAGATTCTATCGGTTCTGGCTTTCATAGCCTCTAAGCCTTCTCCTGCTTCTATTGAAGCTATCATCTCTTCACCTAGTTTAGCTTTTAAGGTTTCGGTCATTCCTTTGATCCTAGTCCCTGTCTCTTTAGCTACATAGTCCTTTACTGAATCGTTTCTCATGTCTATAGCTTCTTGAATGCCTAACTCAAGTAAAGTTTTACTACCTTCTGTAGAAATTATCCCTAGATAAGCATTAAGTGTATTCTTTTGTATTCTCTGACTAGATATAGAATCAGTTATCTCTTCTACTTCATCTATATCAATCGACTTTTTTTCAAGGTCGATCACGGACGACTTAGCATCCTTTTCGGTTTCCTCTGTTTCCTCAACTTGCTCTGGCTCTTCTGCTTGCTCTTCCTCTGATTCTTTTTCTGGAATAGCCATATGTTGGAAAGGATTAAAGACTAATTCATTGTTAAGGTTATGATACATTTCATGTTTTTTAACTTTAAATACATCTCCGCCCTCAATAGAAGGCATCCTTAACATTTCAAAAGCCATATTCCTTGTAATCAAGCCTTTATCAAAAGCTTCTGTCGCTCTTTGCCACATTATTGCTGGATCTTCTGATAGAGCTTCTATAAGATTTTTGTTTACAGCTACATACTCATCATCTGCTATAATTCTTTTTTGTCTAAACCACTCTGTAAGCTCCTGAGTAATTAAGTTAACCAAAGGCATAACGCCTGATTTGTAGAATTTCTTATCAGCTTTATCTTGATTCTCAAAAGTTGCAATCTTATTTAATAATACAGAAGGAATACTCATAACCATCGCTATTTCATCTTTGGTCATTCCTTGTCCTGCTATAAATTCCATGTCAGACTGCGTAACACCCATCTGATTCCATTTAAGACCTCCACCTAGTACTAAAGGTCTACCAGAGTTTTGAGTGTCTTGATACTTCCTTTCTAGCTCTTCCTTGTATTTATCTACAGTCTTTGCATCCATCTTCAATTCAGAAGTTAGCACACCGGAAGGTCTAGCACCATTCCTTATGAAATTAACTCCGTGCTTTTTATAAAGATTGTTTAAGTCTATATTTAACCCTGCTGCTACAAAAGGCGACATCCCCCTAAAATCATCCAAAGGATCTGGGAATTTTAAGAAACTAACATCTTTTGCAGGAATAGAAACAGAACTGTCATAGATAAAAGCCTTTATAGGCTCGTATTTAGTACCAGTCTTTAATCTAATGAGATCAGGTCTAAATGTGTACATCTGCATTATCTTATTTCTTACAAAGTTTCCTTGGATTATACCTTCTCCACCTAAGAATAAATTCTGAACGTAGCTCCACCAAAATTCACCTTTAGATTCAACCTCGTTAGGTTTTCCATTAAGGAAATTAGCTGCCTGATGATTTTCTACAACTTCCATGCCTAAGTGGGTTTTCTTATCTATCTCAAAAATAAGATTTGATATTGCATCAGCATACATCTTAACCCCTGCATAAACAGTAGAGTTCATTTTATACCCATCTTTAGATATTGAAGTAAAGTTATTCTTAGGGCAAACCTCTGTTCCGACTATATTTATCTGATGTTGAACTACATCACTTTCTTTTATTTCTTGCTCTTCATCCTTAGATTTATTAAACCTAGAAAACATTCTTTTTATACCTATTCTTCTCACCTCCTTTAAAACAAAAAAAAGAACTACTCGAACGAAATTAACTCGTTCAAGTAGCTCTGGTAATTTTCCTAGTAGCCACTAGCTATTTACTTTTAAGATCAACCTTTTTCTTATAAGTAGTATCAATAAAAACCTGAGAGTTCTTCATTTCAATCTCAACCTTTCCATATCCGCCAGCAACCAACATTTTTTTTATGTTTTCCTCTACCTCTTTCATAATAGAGTTTAACTTTGTTTCCATTTTCACCTTCTTTTTTGCTTTATTAAGTATTATACCATTATTATCCGTACATTTCAACTCCTTCTTGGTTTTTCTGATAATATAACTTTAGACATATTACTTCCACCTATTATGAATATAACTCCACAATCTTTCTCAAAGTCTTTTAAAAGGAGGTAAGTCTTGAAATTAACATAAGCATATTTATAGCCCCAAGACTTTGAAGCGTTAGTAATAGTTTTTACAGCTTTTAATATAGCTATGTCTGATTCAGACTTTATCGGCACTATCATGAGATCACCAAATTTCTTATTTCTTCTATTGTTTTTTCTAATTCTTTTATTCTTTCATCTTTTATTTCTATAGTTCTTCTGTAGTCCGCAATTTGAGATTGATGTGTTTTTGCTTCTATTGAAATTTCAACATCTGGGAACTCTTCTTCTTCCAGATAACGTGGTGCTTCTCTGAACTTCAAGAACTCTTTTGCTATATCCACTTTGTTTCCACAAGGCATTGTTTGAAAAGGGCATCTTCCGCAAGGAATACCATCACAGTCACCTTGTTGTACAATAATCTCACAAACCTCAAAATA